TGGTATCTCTTTATTAAGAGCAATAGCCATTTTAAAGTTTAAGTCTTTATCTTTATCTAAGTTTAATATTGCATTTTCTACTGCTTTCTTACCATATCTTAAACTTCTAACTTTATCCGGACCTAAGAGTCTATAAGCATCTTTACAAAGCTTGCTGTAACTATCCTCATCTAATGCAAACTTACTTCTATTACAGTATCTTTTAAATTCTTCTTCAAATGATTCCTTTTTAACAGCCTTTTTCATATCCTCATCAAGTCTTTCATAAGTAAGTTCGGATGTTACTACTCCTTCTTTATTGTAAGCCTTAATAATATTAATTCCACTCTTATAAATAACTTGTTCTACCTTATAAGTATAGAGAGTCAGCTTAATTGCCATGTCATTCAGTTTAATCTCTCCATCCTCTTCATAAATATATTCCTTATTCAGCTTATTTTTAGCAATCTTCTTATCCTCACCTTCATACTTATTAGCTAGCTCTATAAAATCATTAGTGATTTCTACTTCTCTTTTAACTCTAGCAACTAACTGGTCATAAGTAATATCAAGCTCTATGCTTCTCTTACCTTGAGTATTGAAGATATGAAACAATATCTTTCTAAAAGGATTACTTTGAGTTCTAATTCTTCCAGCTATCTGGAACAAGTCTGTAGATATATCAAGCAATGTATTCTTAGTAGCAGTGTTGCTTACTACAAAGCAAGCTCCAGTTTCACTATAATAGTCAACACCTTCAAATGCTTTACTAGTTATAAATGTAATAAGTCTGCTTTCACTTCTACTATTCTCTATCTTCTTATTAAGTTTCTTTTGATTATCTGCATTATCTGCACATATAACTCTATAGTCAGAATCCTCTAAATCACAATGCTCAATAATATTTGCTATTTCAGTTACTGAGTTTATAAAGAAGAATGCTTCATAGCTCTTTTCTCCATTAATCTCAATAAATCCATCCCTCTTATAAGCATTAATAATATTAGCTGCCATTACATAGGGCTTATTAGTTTGCATGGGCTTTACCATCATAGTATCAGTCCCATTTATCCAATTAGCTTCTATTACATCAGTACCCTCTAATACACTAGGAGTAAATTCCGGACTAATTGGAGTGGCAGACATAAAGCAATAGCTCTTAAATCTCTTAAAGTTCTGTAGGATGCCATTAATGTCTTTTTCTCTATAGCTATAAGCCTTTAATAATGTATGATATTCATCTACTAATAATCTCCATTCAGATAAATCAATATACCGATCTAGATACTGTACTTTATTATAAGTACACATTATCTTATTTCCTTTAAAATTCTTTAATGACTTTTTAAGTTGATAGTCAAAAGTACCATATAAGCCAAATATTCCATCTCTATCTCCAACTCCTCCAATCTTATTAGTAATAAGTTCTGTAGTCGGTACTGCTATTACATATTTCTCTCCATTAGTAAGAGCAACAGTAGTTCCACCACAGCCAGTAATCTTTTTATTAAAGATACAATTATGAGGGAGGTCCTCAATATTTAAAAATCCATTTCTTGAGTTGATTTCGATTGTGTTCATACCTTGATTCAAAAATTTTAAGTTTATAATTAATTTTCATCTGGAATTTTTTTATAGTATCTATATAGCTATTTTTCGCAGAAAAATTTTCCACTGAGTTCAAAAAATAGAGCATATCACTATGCTCTAAATTTCTGAATCAATTTACCACTACACCAAAAATCTCAATTTTATCTATCAATCTCTAATATATTTTATGTCAGTTGCAATTTCTAAAGTAAACTAGACTACTTTCACAAGCAATCTAGTTTTGGCAGATACCTTACTCAAATTAGATTCTCAATATTTTTAACTATATTTGCACATTAGTTAATAAATACTATAGTTAGTCACTCCTCAACTAACTATATACAAATATAATACTATTTAAGTAAAATACCAAATGATTATAGCATAATTTTAAAAATCTAACTAGAGTGGACTGTCCCGAATTCGAATCGGGATAACTGCTCTGCTAAAGCAGCATAATTCCATTATATCAACAGCCCTCATATTTAATTCCTCCCCAGCATCATGTAAGTACCCTTATTGGTACTTACAATATTAAATAGCCCATTACTATTTAATAGGTATCATTCCACTAGGAGTCCAGGCATAGGTTTTAGCTGCCTAGTTACAATACCATTTAATGACTCTCTTAATAACATTAAATACTCTCATAATAATTAAATTTTAAAAGATTAAATAACTTATCTAGAGAAGCAGAGAAGAATTAGTAGCCCCAGACTGATTATTTCCAAATAAATTTATAAGCAGTTTTTACTTTAAAATTAAATTAGTTTGGTAAATTAGCATGACCCGACTTACACCGCGCGGAGGTTTTACCATTGTAAGTCTAGCCCCAGACTGATTCGAACAGTCAACTTTCGGGTTAGAGCCGAATGTATTACCATTATACTATAGGGCAATGTTACATTTTAGATGTAACACTAATATAGTGGATATATTTTTAATATCCAAATGAAATATTATTTAATTAAACCTAGATACTCTAAGTTATTCATATTATCTGGAAATCTATTGTAATCTACATCAGTATTAATAGGTTTCATTCCATATACATTCCAGGTCTTAATCTAACTCGGACAGGTGTCTATCTTCTTATAAAGAGGATATAATTCTGCATTATCATTTAAGAATTGTACTAGCTTCTTCTTTAAAGGTTCAATCTAACTCCTTACATAGTTAGTGAGATAGTTTATATGCTCTACAGAAGCACTTTCACTATTCTCTGACTTTCCAAGAGTGAGACCTACTTCTGTAATGTGTACAGCTAAATAAGGCATAGCTACTTCCATTAAAGCAAGTCCTTCAAATGGATAAATCTGTAATAGTAAGCTAGCATTTTCTCCAGTTACATTATTTTCTTCCACCTAATCCAGAAGTTCATTATATAAATCTACCCCAATTATAGGAACTATCCATAGTTGTTCAGTTAGAGGAACAAAATTCCAAATCTCTTTCACATTAAAATTAATCGGCAAAAGACTATATTCTTTAAGATATTCCTCATTAAATAATGTTCTCTATTTAATTACTGCCATAATTATACCTCCTTCTCTACTATATTATCATTATTATAAGTATTTACATTCTTATCTTCTTCAACTACTTCAACCTTATCAGCTAGCTGACTTAGATTAAATGAGAGAGGAGTAATCTTAATAGTGTCATCAACTCCATTAATCTTAAACATCTTATTAATAGTCATAGTAATCTCTTTTCTCATATTATTGATTACTGTTTTATTCAATAGATTAAATGAAGCTTCCAATAATGCTCCTTCATTAGCAAATCCTGTACCACTATTAGGTAAGCCAATTAAAGTCGGATTAGCTATTCTATGAGCACTAAGTATTCTATCAACTGTTCTACTATTATTATCAGCAAATAGATTGACATTAGATATATCCTTATCAAAAGGAGTGAATGTTACTGGATTATCTTCTCCATTGTTTTTAAAGGTAATCATTACAGTATTACTGTTTTCTGCTCCAGTAAACATCTTCTAAATACCATCTATTACTTGTTTTCTCTCTTTCTCATCATCTATTCTATCTAAGGCTATTACACCATTAGCAGAGAAATTATTGAGTACACTCTTTAAATCATATCTAAGTAATTCAGCTTCAGTCTAGATAGCTTTAATAGCTCCATAATAATGAGGTAGTGGATAGTATTCACTATCAACACTATATCTACTATAATAGAATAGATATGCTTTACCTTTCTCTATCTTCTCATCTTCATTAAATCCGAATCGAGGAAGAATAAATGGTCTATTCTTAGCTGTTTCAGTCCAATCTTTACAAACCCACATTTCACTTATATTGCCATCCTCATCTGGATTTCCACATCTAACATTATTAAAGGGTTCATGGAAGAATGAATAAGTCTTACCATCTTTATTCATAATTACTTGGAAAGCATATCCTCCAAATAAAACTAAATCCATAGCTAGCTTATTTATAAAGGAATACCAAGTCTCTCCATAATTCGGCATCATACTATCTGTATCTATACCTTCTCCACATATAGCAGTTACTAAGAAGTCTACACAACTCTTATGAGTAGAGCTACTATAATATAATCCTGTTAACATCTAAGGGAAGTCATTCATAGTTCCCCAATTAATAAAGCCTTGAGGATTCAATCTACAAGTAGGAGCATTAGGAATCTGTTTCTCCATAGCTACATTTAGCAGTACAGAGTTATTGCCCAGCTTCTTTACTTTGTTAGGTGATCCAGGTTTTCTCCCAGGTTTTTTAATTTCATTCATTGCTTATATTTCCATTTATATCCATTACTAGTTAATCTCTCTCCTTTACATATTTCTTGCATTATCTATCTTTACTCCAGCATACCCTAAATTAAGATTATTAAATATTTTTCTCCTTTGATTTTCATTAGTAGTCTAGCCTATATAGTGCTTTCCTGAAGGAGAAGTGTATTTATAAATAATTCCTCTTATCATAGTATTAATTGTATTATATATAAATAAACATATCGGTAAATACCAAAATATTTAAAAATATATATTTAAATACTAGATAAGAGGAATTTAATTTATTTATTCTGATACAACTACATATAAATCAACTAAATCTGCTAAATCATTGTATACAGGCTGTCCACTATCTCTAAAGCACTTATATATCACATCATTCTGAATATAATATTTACTGTATAAGTTCCTTGTTTCATAATTATATTTTATTTTAAGAAATTGTATATCCTTTAGCTGTTATCTGTGCTATTTCATCTTCTGTTAATGCTGCTTTAGTATCACTTGATAGAGTTATAGTACAATTAGGATAACCAGCTGCAGCTCTATCAAAACTATTAGTCAATAAGCTATCTATTAAAGATTGCTTTGATTCAGGAATTTCCTCATTTTCTACACCCCATCTTGTAGCTCCAGATATATTTAAAGCAGTGAAATTGCTGTTATATCCAAGATTTTTTATTTCTATAAAGTATAACCAATAATTATCTCTAAATACATTAGAAGAAGAAATACTCTCAGTACAAGATTTCATATCTATTCCTGTTATTTTATGTGCACCACAATCACAGAAGGACTAATCATAATATCTAAATATATTTTCTGTATTCCTTAATTCTATTTCTCTTATATCAGATGCATTATAAAAAGTCTTATATAACTGTTGGCTTTCTAATCTACTACAATCTAAAATTATTTTATCATAAGTATTTCCTCCTCCACCTGATTTACTTCTACATTGTTCGAACATTTGAGAACAATTAGAAGGAATAAATACTGTCTCAGGATTTATATATGCAATTGTTGCTCCCTAAAATAATCTAGAATATCCAGAATTTGTATTTATATAAGTAATAACTTCTGGAGGTATTGACTCCCAATTACTATAACTAAAACTAGTTCCTGTAGGAATTTGGAATCCTCCTCCCGATATTTCTTCTATTTTACTAGGATACTCAGATAAAACATCACCAACATTAGTTACACCTTTTGCCTCGATAGCAGCCTTTATTTTGGCTTTGCTATCGAGAATTTTATTAAGTTTATTAGCTATACTCATTCTATTACCTCCCCATTAATTTGATCAAGTCTAGTACTAATCTCTCCTATTAATCCATCAATATAGGCTTTAATAACCTTAT